ATTATAGCTTTCCTTATTAATACTTGATAAAAGAACCATTTTCTCCGTCTTCGGAGACCTCAATCCAAACCTCACGGCTTGGATACTTTTGTGAAATAATGTCATGTAATTCACCTGACATCATCTCGCAACTCTTGTGATCTAAACTCAGTGTAGCATCTTTATAAAGATTTTCCAACCATCGTTTAAACTGAATAAACTCAATATCGCGATCATCATGTGTAACACCAATCCAAACTCTAAAGTGGAATATGTGTCGATGCTCGTTGGCAAGAAACGAAACATCGTATTCATCGCCTGTTGCTAAATTAGGATCAGTTGCTGCCGCTGGGTAACGATGCATGCCTTCCTTACGAAAGGTTACCCAAATCATTTTTTTTGGTCGAATGTCTTGTCTAATAATCATTTTACATTTATCGCTGTAATAGGACCTTTACTTTTAAGTCCAAAATTTTCCATAATTGCCTGACTGCACAATGCTCTTTGATAAGCCACCTCATGAGACGGGCCTTCTTTAACAAACCTAAGTTCGTCACATATTTTAGCACATTCTTGAACAAGAAGTCTAGCAAATAGTTCTTGATTAACAATAGCAACACCCATAATGTCTTCTATTGATTTATTTAAAATTTCTTGAATTTGTTGATTCATCTCAAACTCTCCATAGTGATAATTTTTGCTAACTCTTCTCCAAGTTCTTTGTCGTCTGTAACCACATACAGACTATGCTTATGATCATCCTTTTGACGATCGTACTTGGTAGTTTCAATAATAGTTCCACCGCTGGCACTATACACATTCAATCTAAATCCCTGTGACTGAATATCAGGACCTTCACGGTCAACAGCAATAGCATTGCCGTACTCTAGCTCGTCATCATTCATTAGCCAGTTGCGAATTCTTTGTTTAAATGTTAATTTCATAGTTCTTTCTTCTATATACTGCATAGGACGAACCATCGAGTTAGCTGTTTTTATCGACCTCTGTAAGCGATGAATAGACGTTGCAGTTGAGGCATATTGACTTGTTCCCATTATTTGATGATCTCATCTTTGCCATATTGATCCCAACTAGTAAACTTATTTCTATCTAGTAGGTCATGGAGGCTATGGCACCACACTCCAGGATTAGTTGCTTTAAAATCTTTGTCGTCTATCTTTATAGTAGCATTATATCCTAGCTGTTGTAAATAGGGCAGTTTAACCGAAATCTGCGGAATGAACTTCTGCTTCTCAACAAGCCCGCTTTCAAGAAGTCCTTCAACTTCATTGACATCTAAATCTAATGTACACCAGTAGCCTTCTTCCAAACAGACATAGATCATGTCTTCCCACATACGCCAATTTTGTGCATCATTAACACCATCAGTTTTAAAACTTTGGTTAGCGCCAAAGTAGATATGTGTGCAATCATTGTTTTTGGCCATGGTGGTAATAATCTGATCGTCGTGAACACCGACTACAAATAGAGTTTTCATACCGTATGCAGGAGTCTTTTCAATCTCTATTCCTGTGAAGAATGTAATACTGTCTGCAACACCTGATTCGTAATTTCTTTTCATTTTTTAAATAAGTTTTTAATTGATTGGATTAGATTGACAAATCTAAAATGGTAGTTAGTTAATATAGGAATATGATGAGGACAGCGACCCTGGCGATAATCACACTTAGAGTCATACTCCTTACCGCACAGGTCGCACCTCATTCTTCAAATCCTTCTTTAAGCAATCTCTTTTGCTCAAGCTCATCGTGATAGGCTTTACGATCTGCTTCACGTTTTTCTTCACAAGGCTCACAGATAGTACGGATCCATCCTGGGCCGTGTGTTTGTGCAGGAGCACTGCATTCTTCACAAGTAACGCCACTCATGCTTTCTGCCATAGTAACAAGTCCACTGATATAATCATCGCCACCTGTGTAATAAAAACGCAGTGTACCAAACTTTTCTTTAACTTGATCCAAGGTTACTTGTGGAATCAATTCAGGAACTGCCCTAAAATCTCCGACAACAATTTCTGCTAGGCGCTTTTCCTTATAAAGATCACTGGGCAGGGCTTTCATAGTTTCTTCAAACAGTTCAAAGTTACCAGCCTTGGCCTGTGTTGCCACTTCATTATATTCCATAGCCAACTTGCGCTGTTTTTCCTTCCAATCAATGTGATGTTGTATATTACCCATGAGTTGATCCAAGATATTGAACCATCCATCACCGCAATCAAAGCCCCAGCACATACAAGTTTCCTGCATGGGCTTGTTGCGATTCACCATCATTTTGGGATACTTTTCACACAACAGCTTGTCTAGTTCTAGTTTCATTACCAGTTACTCACATCAGTGTTATCAATTTTTACATCCTTGCCCATGATTTCAAATACAATTGTTTGGGTAGGGCCTATACCGCTTGAGTTTTCTTCAACAATTTCAAATTGTTCTACTTCAACAAAACGATTAGCAATATCTGCCAGCGTTTTAATTTGTGTTTGTGTTAGCGTGTACTTTTTCATTTGCTTGCTTCTGTTTAATTATAACAAGTTTATCCTTTAAGAGCAACCGTTGTTTCTTCAATTCTTCAAGTTTTAGATCTTCAAACAGTCCGTTTCTTTCTAAGGTATCAACCTGCTTGTCCAAAGCACGATGTGCTTCTTCTAGATGTTTAATTCGAAGTTCGTACATGCTATTACTCCTCGTCTTGTATTTTAGTTTCCATTTTTCGCAAGTTGTCATCATCGTTTTGATCAAATAATGGCAATCCGTCTGGCCCATATCTTAATGTGCTTTCGCCATCAACTGTAAACAAACTGTCAAACTCGTTATCAGCAGGTCCGCCTTGTAGTCGAGCACCTTCAAGGCTCTTTAAGAATTGTCCTGCGTTCTCGATCATCGTAAATGCTTCGTCTTTGGTCTTTGTGTTAAATAGTTCTTCAATAAAAGTAGCAAAGTAAAGAATTTTACGAGGAACCCAATCGCTAAATTCAATCTCTTTCTTACCTTCAACACCCCAAGTTCTCCAGTCTGGCTTGAATCTAGTACATTCAATATCCATTAACTGTTGTGCTCTTTGAACAGCCTTAATATGACACTCAACATTATGCCCCATCATTAACGCATAGCTAAAGCTATCCCACGATGTTTTATTTGGAATTCTATCTAGTTTGTTCTTGCGGGGAACTACATTGTAATGTTTATCATTTAAATGATCAAACTTAACCTGTTTGCCTTTTGAATCTAGGCCCAATTCAGCATCTGTTTTACGTTCGCCTAGATCGTAATAGGCAATATCAGTCATTGTTAATCTACTTGCAAACTCTGATTCAAACGGGTAGGGGATATCAAAAGCCTGGCTAAGGGCTTTGTTGTCTGGGGCTTTGTCCATGATGACAGACCAACGCTTGTTGGTATGTTGTGCATTGGTATAGACGAGGCCGTGTGCTGTGGCAATAAAGGGCGATGCGCAATCAAAAGAGATGGTAAAGTTTTCATTTATGTGCTTTTTAATTTGTCGTTGGATTAAAGTGAGATAACAACTCCAGTCAAGTTGTGCGGTACCCAAGAAGTGCATCCAGTCCTTGCCTTCCAGCAAGCCGTCTTCTCGCAATGTCATTAATCTTTTTAAGGTAATAGGCATTTTGCACATATTAGCACCGCCCATTGCCCAACCTTCTGCTTCCTTTCCAGCATACTTGCCTTTAGGATCACTAAACTCTTTTACACCTTGATACCATCTTTCAGCAGTATCCCAGTTACCGCCTTGTAAAACATTGAGCCATTTAGTAGCACCCATTCTGTTCTTTAGAAAGTAATCGTTGTTAAAACGAGTTTTATCTAAACAATCTTCAAATGTTTTTAACCCAGTCTTTGGACTATGTATACGATCGCAAGCCCAAGTAGGAACATCTAGCATCATACTCCAGTCAGCAGTTACTTCTAACCATTCTAGTATCTTTTGTCTAGTTTTGTTGGCTTCGGCTCCTTCAAAGTTTAACCAGTCAAACTTAAGAACACCTTTACCGATCTGATATCCACCTGAGTCACCTAAGATCATTGTGTTGCCACGATCTCTTTGTTGAATCATTGATTCTTGTACAAGACTCTTTTGTAAATCTAACTGTGCATGACCTGCGGAATATAGGGCATACTTATAGGTAAAGTAGCCTTGTTCCTCATTTAAGAAGTTCATACCTTCGATACCACGATCAAATCCTTTAGGAATACGATCTACGGGTACAAATTCTTCTAATCGCTGTTTAGCAATGTAGGTACTATAGAATGAACTAATAGCAGGTAGATATACTGCATAGTCTTTCTGTAGCGGTGTTAAATTAACTGGTTGTCTCATTATGGTCCTTAACTAATTTTGCAGTAATATCTAATTGCTGCTTCGCCTTCTTCATATTCTCTAATGCAATTTTAACAGCATCGTTTGTCGTTGCCAACTTTTCCCACTCCAACTCTTCTGCCATCTTCTTTTTAGCCCATGCTACAGCAATGGTAATATCACCACCAAGTTGAATGTCAGCAGTTTTACCATGCATCTGTTGCCAAAGATTCATGCTACCGTCAAAGACTTCTATGCAATTATTATTACCATTCCATCTCATCATACCTGAACTTGGAGCGTTCATATTGATATGTGGCATTGTACTCCCTCCTGTACTAACCCACAGGAGTGGATTACCGTTAGCAGTAATGTTTGTTATCATGCCTGTGCAGGAATAATGTACTTGTAAACAGCAATACCGCTGTCAAGAGTGATTTGAATAGCACCTTCGTTACTCAAACTCATCTTTGTGTTATTGACATCTGCAATCTTAAGAATGCTCAAGATTGGCATAACAGGCCAAGTCCAACCACGATCCAATTTACCTTCAACACCCATAGCAAAGATAAATTCGCCTGCGTGTGTTGACGCATCGCCAAAGATAAACTTTAGATTACCGCCATCTGTTTTAGCAAGGAATGTTGGATGTTCGTTGTGTGCACCTGCTTGAAAGTTAAAACGAGTCACAGAAGCCACTGTAGGCTCTAGTTCTACATCCCACTTAACACCACGGAACTTAACGGTCTTCATCTTTTCATTGATAACTTCTGTATTCATAAAACGATAATCGTTCTTAAAGTCTCCGTCTTTGTTTTCAAAGTGAATACCTACAGGTATCACTTCGCCGTTGCGTTCTGCGGTAGTGATAGAAATCTTTGCGTTTTCTTTGTACTCTGGACCATCAACAAGATACTTGAGCTTGTTGAGTTGCGGCATACCAAACACACCAATCATGTCTGGATGTGGGGCAGCAGTTTCTGCTTCCATAATAACTGAACGATCATCAGCCATAGAGTTGATAATGGTCTTGCTTTCTGTGCCTGTTACTTTAACTGTAGTAAGGAAGCCTAGGTTTTGTGTGTGTGACACGATGTCTTGTAAAATATCTTTCATTGAAAGTTCTCCTGTGTATTAAGATTATATTTAGATCTAGAATAAAAAGCAACCGCAATTTACTCAAAGTCAAAAAGTTTTGCGAATGTATTATCACTGCGAGTTGAACTGATGTCCCATTCTAAGACTCCAATCAAGTTTTCTAACTTCTCATCGATGACTGCATTTTCCATCTCAGCATCGTTGAAAGGCAAGTCCTTAAACCATTGAGGTAGTCTAAGTTCATCCACCGGGTAGGCCACTGAAGTATACCCCATAGGATTATCTTTAACTTTACAGACAATTACTTTTGCACCGTCTGTGATAGCTACAGAATATTTGTCATCCATCATACGCTTCAAAGTATTCCAATTAAGGCTTGCACGAACATGTCCGGGCATATTTGCCTTACCTGCTTTCTTTTCTTTGTCGCGATACTGAGAAATGTTATTTGCTCGCTTGGGAGAACCTTTCTCCCAACCTGGTCTAGTTTTAAATTCAGTTCGGAAGTTGGTAATGTACTCTAGAACATCTTCTTTGGTACCGTTATTTAGGACCTTAGTGAGTACCTCACTTAAAAAGTCCTGAATGATCACAGGAGTATCTGAACGCTTAAGGTCTAGTCCCATGGCTTTGATCTTGCCTGGCTTGCCGTCTATGTCTGCTCGCTTGCCTTCTTTGTCGTAATAAAGAACAGCATACCTCTTCTTTGTAATGAACAGTCCTCGACTGGCAACAATCTCTCGACCTGCTTTGATAACTTCGCCACGAGTCTTTGGACAGTGAAAAGCATCCTGCATGAACTTGGGAAATGTTGAGTTTACTTCTTCTCCAATGGTGTCGTAGAGGTCGACGACATTTTCTTTTGACCAGGGTATGTTTCCCTTTTCAATGTCTTTCTTAAGAGTGCTATAAGCACTAAAATAACAACTGTCAGTGTCACCATATATAATTGCCTTTCCTATGTGATCATTGGTACCTGTAATAATCTCATTGACCTTTGCAGCCATATGACGAGCAATGGCTCGACCTGTTAGTGTAGTTGACTGGCCAATACGATTGTCAAAGAATCTGCAACCTGGATTTAGAATAGCACCATACAGGCTGTTCAAGTTAATTTTCTTGACCAACTGCCGCTTATCCCAGTATTCTTCTTCAATCTTGTTGCCTGCAGAAATACAATCTTTAAGTTTGGCCTGCATGTCTTTTCGTTCTGCATACCACCGTTTTAACAAACCGGGAATAATACCTTCTTTGTCGTAGGTAAAGATAGTACCATTTGCACTAAGCATCCACGGTTGATTACTGTCAAAGATCAAATCATGTGCCTGTGCAGCACTCAAGGTGTCTGAACCACCATCTTCCCAGTCAATGGTAATTTCTCTGCCAACATTTCTGTCCATGACAGCAGTATACTCCAAGCTACCAAAGATGCCTTCCCATGCTGATGCAAAACTTTTACCCTTGGCAATTTCACCGTCAATGTATGCCTTGGTGCCATCTTGACGCAACTGTCCAACAATGGTTTCTGGTCCCATGTTCAATGCTCTAATGGCAGACGGATATAGACTGTTAATATCTAGTGAGCCAATCCACTCATGAATACCTTTCTTGGGATAAGCGACATAAGCACCAGCGGCCTGATTACTAAAGCCTTCTTCACGCGATATTCTATTAGGAACAATAAACCCACGCTTGTGAGCTTCATTAATAATGGCCTGTTCAGTTACAGCTACGGCACCCATAGTGGTCTGTAACAACACAGTACATTCATGTGCCAGTGTGTTGGCAAGATCCAAGAACTTTAACTTCTTGTCTAGTTTTTCTAACAACATACAGTCTTGTCTATTGTATTCAATAAATCTACGGAAATCGTTGTTGTACAGTTGATCAAGTGTGCCTTCGTACACAGTCTTGTTCTCCCCAATCTCCATTTCACCAATGGCGTCTAGTCGATAGGTGTGGCGTTCTTCATATGTGTACTTGCGATAAAGTTCAAGACTATCCAAGTGTACACGACCAATTAGATCGTATGTAACAGCAGCCTTGCCGTATTTTTCATACTCACGCTTCTTGGGGAATTGATTCCACAGGCAGAATCTGCGTGTGTCCTCTTTGCTTAGAACTTTAGTAACACGATTAATAGTGTAGGGAATATCAAAGCCTTCTGAGTTCCAACCACTTAGCACATCTGCATCTTCTATAAGATTTAAGAATGTATCTAACATGTCTGCTTCATTATCAAACAGCATGGTGTTAGGAAATTCTTCAACTTGCTTTTGTGCTTCCGCCATGCTCAGTGTCTTAGGAGGAATCGCCAAACAGATCATAGTCTGCATCCATTGTAGATAGACAGCGATAGCAGTGATTGGCATGAATGCATCTTCCGGTGATGCATAGCCACGCTCCGGATCAAAGTCCACCTCAATATCGAAAAATGCTACATTTAGTTTGGGTGCGTCTTGGTTAAGATAGTTGTCTTCGAGGCAGCGATAAATGGGATTGATATCGCTTTCAAAAAGTTTCTTGCCCGAATAGATTGAAAGTTCTTTGCGATGTTCTTTTACATTTTTAGAACTTACTCTGGACAATGGCTGTCCAAAAATACTTGTAAATTTACCTCTAGGGTCAGGGTAATAAAATACATGTCTTGCAGGATATTCTTTAAAGTGTCTTTGACCGTTACTGTCTCGTTCGACAACATTGATCATATCCTGCTCTCGATTATAGAAAGCATCTACGTACATAATTTCTCCTATGTCTTTTGTGGCAGACAAATACCAATGTGCGGGTTATGGCCACGCCTACCTTCTAACTTTATTTAATTAATTAGCATTCGAACTAGTCCGAATGTGTCGATTGTGGTGAGCAAGACATAATTAGCGAGCATACCAAAGGAACGACGACTATAAGCACACCAAGCGTATATAGCACAACCTGTAATCCAAACTGGGTACAAGGCAAGAAGAGGAGGAGTAGGCACGGTGACGGCCATAGTGATAGCACAACCAATAGATATAGCCCAAGCAAGGACCTCAAGATAAAAACGAAGTTTATGACTTTTGTAGTCTTCTCGGATCCAGCCAAATGTTCCACTTAGTATCTCGTTCATTCAGGCAAACGCTTGGTTACACCAAGAATCATTTCGATGTCGTTCCATTCTTGTTCGTGGTCTTTCCAATTGTCTTTGTGTGCAATTGAAATTGCCTTGTTGATAACGCTGGGTTTGATTTGTAATTCTTCTGCAACTGCTTTTACAGTTTCTTTTAGACCTTCTTTAAGATCTTCTACTTCGCGTAACACATTACCACCTTCGGTGATAAGTCGTTCTAGCTTTGCTTTTTCTTCGGGACCGTACATTCTTGTTGACATAATTTCTCTCCTATAGAACTATTATATAGTCAAAGAAAAAGCCGGTCAACTAAATTGCCGGCTTTTAGGTGTAATTGGATTAATTACTTTCAGTCTTCGCTTAGTACATCGTACATTTCGAAACGACCACCGTTACGCTCGTACAACATACCTGCAAATACTTCTGCCTTGGCACTTTCTGTGTACTTGGATGCAGCAACTCTTTGAGCCCATGCAAACAATGTTGTGTCGATAGGATCGATAGCCTGTTGTCCGCCACTTTCTTGAACCAACTTAATCATGTCTCTAAAAGACAAAACATTTTCAACTGATTCTGCAACTGAACGCTTTTTGCCTTTTGGCATCATCTTAGATTCAGTTTTAGATGCAATAGCTTTTTGTAGACCTGGAGGAAGTTTTTTCTGCTTGTCTGACAGGCCTTTTTTATCTGCACTCTTGTCATCACCTTTGTCACCGGCTGCACTTTTCATTGGCTCTTTCTTGTCGCCGTCTTTGTCAAGATCTAAAAAGTCTGGCTTGGCACCTTCTTCTAATTTGCTTTTGCAATCAGCTATCATCTGCTTCAACTCTTTCTGGTTGCAATCGGGATGCATTTTGCAAATTTCAGCTACAGATTTTCCATCCTTACACATCTTTTTAATGTGTGACATTGGAGGGCATTTCTTTTCGCCTTCTTCTTTAGCTGCTTCGACCATTTTCATAAACTTGCTTTTGAACACGGGCTCGAGGCTTTCGTCTTTCTTGGACTTCTTAGATTTTGGCTCGTCATCACCATCATCTTTAGGAGCCTTGTCACCACCATAGTTCTTACCGGCGGAGTGCTTAACACCAGTAGCTGTCTTTTCAATAGTGCCGCCAGTTGAACTAGACTTTTTGTCGCCTACTTTCATTTCTTCTTTTACTTCTTCGTCTTTCTTTTTCTTGGCTTCTGCTACATAAGTAGTTTGACCAGCTAGAACACGAAGTTGTGCATCTTCGTTAAGTTGCACAGCTTTATCTAATGTTGGTGCAGCAGGAGTAGAAGCAGGAGCTTCCATGCTGTCTAATTTGCTTAATAGTGATTTGAAGTCCATTTTTTATCTTCCTTGATATTTTTTCTGTAGCCATTGTTCGCAAAGGCCGCTTTTTACTTGATACTGTGCTGATTCTTCATAGCTTCGAGGACCAGTTTCTACAGCGTCTGCTGCGGCTTGATCGTAGGCCATTTTTTCATGTACAGAATTCATGTGGTCGTTGGCTTCAGTAATATAACTGCTGATCCAGCCGTCTAATTCATCACCCTCGTTGATCATTTTGTAAACGGCCATTGCATTTCTAGCTATCTGTGCTAGTTGTGCTTTTGCCATTGCTGCTTCGTGATCGGGCTTTTTAAAGTTCATATTATATTTATCTTTTTAGCAAAGAGCCGCCAGTTAACAAATTTGTACCTTTAAGGTCTAATGCATTTTTAGCAGTTCCGTCTTTGTTTTTGGCAGTTTTTCCGGGTTTATTTTTGTATACAGCACCTACACTCACATTACCAGCACTGGTAGCACCGGCTGTGGCTGTTTCAAAGATTTCCCGGATTTTCATAGTATATTATTTATTCTTCTTGGCACGACCAGCTTTCATGTTAGCTAACCAATGTGCCATACGCTGTTTTTCGCCTGATGAATTCTTAGCAGTCTTTCTTAGGCTACTTACACTGGCTTTGGTATTAACACCACTGCGTTTGGCCAAACCTTTGCGTCCAGGCTTCTTGCCATCTGCAAAGTTTTCTTTGATGTCAACATCGGGAACATCTACAACCCAAACTTTAGGATCATGCCCTT